GACCTCCTCCGCTATCGAGTAGCCCAGGCGGCGGCAGCCGGGGTGCCGCAGGCCGTGGAAGTGGTAGAGGATGTCACCTGTCTTGATCGGGCGCTTGCGCAGGGCGCGGATGGTCTGGCGCTTGTCGCCGCTCTCCACCTTGGGGGCGAACTGATCAGAGTAGTTCAGGGCTGGCATTAGAGGGCTCCATTGGACAGGGATTCCATCAGCGTGGGGCCGTACTTTGGCTTCCGCACCCGAGGTTTTTTGGATGTGCTTCTGGCTTTGTCTGCCCGTAGCTTTGTCATGTGTGGGTAGCGCTTGCCGCGCGATGCGTGATTGAGGAGACGCATGCCAATGGCTATAATGTGGTCTTGCCTTCTCATTCTGTGCGCACCGGCATCCACTGCGGCTGCGTGGCATGTATCCGGGTTACCCAATACCATCGTGAGGGCATCGTAGTCATCCATGGCGGCCTCTAGCTCTTTGATGCAATCACGGACATGCTGATTCATGACGAGCTTCATGCTGTCTCCTCGATGTGTGCGGGGAGTAGTGCAATAGGGCGCATGTCTCTGTTGGTCTGCGAGAGCTGCACCTTGTTTCCGCGATTGTCCCAGGCTTCTGCCATGAAGCCGTCTGCGTGCCAGTGAAAACACGGATCGTGCCCAAACCATTTGCGGAACATGATGATCACGACGGCGCGGATCTTCGCACTGGCTGTGACGTGCTGGCCCGGCCAGTTCATGTATCCGCCCGGACGCATGGCTGTGAAGTCGTAGTTTCTCATGGCTGCTCCTATACGGATGCGATGTCGAGGGGGATCAGCGCCCACTCGTCTTCGGTGGTTGCCCGCTCGTAGAAGCGGATGTAGGTCTTGGACTGGATCGCGGTCTTGCTATCTTCGATCAGCTCCATCGCGTTGCGCCACGTTGGGTCGCTGAGTTTGACGCGGCGCTGCACGGCCAGGACAGCATCGGCCCGGACGCGGCCGTCGCGGTTGGTCGTGAAGGCGGCGGTGACGAGCTGGATCAGCGCCTGGTCGACGCTGTCGGATGCGCGCGCCTTCAGGAACTGGTCGATCAACGCTTTGGCCTGCTGCAGGCGTTCGTCAAACTCGATGTACTCCGGTCTGCGGATGCGCACCTGGGAGAGCCCGTCGAAGCTGGTGAGGTTGACGTTCCCCTTCTCTCCTCCCAGGGTCTTGACGTTGCTCTGAGCGGCGGACCAGTCAACAAACGCGTTGACCGTGATGATCGTTTCGTTGCGCAGTTCTCCCAGCTTCTGACTCAGTTTGAAGGCGGCTTTGGCCATCCGGACCACTACAGCCGTGGCTTTCTTGTCTCGCTGCGGGACGTACTGCGCCGGCACGGTCTGGCCGGCACTGTTGATCCAGGGGTGTGCTTTTCTCGGGCTCATGCGGGGACTCCTTGTGTTTGGGTGTTGCTCGGACGGTGCATGGCGAACAGCTCGGGGGAATGGTCCGGGGGATTGACAAAGTCCTCGCCCTGTTCCGGCCAGCCCTCGATGCGCGCCATGTGTACGACGGTTTCTTCTCGGCGCTGCATCTTGCGGTGACGCTGGTGCAGGGATCCGCGATAGGTGTTGATTTCCTTGGCCTCCGTGGGGCGATAGTAGCCATGTGCGCCGGCCACCAGCAGGAACCCGAAGCTGCGCAGCCGGGTCTCGAGCAGGTGCTCGGTTATGCGGCGATCGTGGATCCCGACAGTCTCGGTGATGTCCGCGATTGTGATGGCTTTCTCCTTGCCGATACGCGGCTCCAGGAGGCGCTTCACGTCCGGGAAGTATTGCTCAGCCTGCTTGTCCATGCGTTCGCTCATAGTCTGCCCTCCGGTAGTTTGGCCATCTTCTCTACGATCGCGACAGCCTTGACGAAATGCTTCCAGTCAAGCGGCTGGCGGCGCTTCGCGGCAAACTCCCTGGCATCTTCCAGCCGGGTGAAGAACATAGCCAGACCGTGGTCCTTGGCGATCTGGAGCATCACTTTCTCCGCTTCCCCGGTTGCCGGTGGCAGGCCGTGGGCCGCTGATATCATGTCCAGATCCTTGCGGGGGGCGACGTCCGGGAGCTGCAGCTCGTAGAGCCCGCGGCGGCGGAGCTGCTTGAGGTACTGCTTGAGCGGCCCCTCGTGCAGTTGCTCCCGGAAGACATTCGTTCCGCAGAGCACCATCGGGCAATGGGTGCGATCGTGGACGTACATCAGAACGTCCAGGCAGCGCATGATGGACGTTTTCTGGTAGCTGTAGAAGATCCGGTGCACCTGATCTGTCAGCACGAGCATCTCGCGATCGACGGCACCGATAATGGCGTCCTGCATCTTCTCAAACGTCGTGCTCGCGGCTACGTGCAGCGCCCTTGCCCAACACCGGGTCATGAGCTGCACTCCTCCTGAAGGCGGCAGCTCCCAATAGACGGTCTGCCCGTGGTTGTTACGCCGCTGGAACTCCTGCATGCAGATGGTCTTGCCTATGTGGCTTTCGCCATAGATGAAGCCCAGCTTCTTGCGGGAGTAGACCTTGTTGCACAGCCAGTCCACGCGCTCCCACACGCTGGTCTCCACGAAGGGGTGCTCGGTGCCGTCAAAGGCGGGCTGGCCGTATTCCTTCTTGAGTTTGGTCAGTTCCCCGCAAACACGATCGAGAGAGACCAGCTTGCCTGTTTTGTTGTCCCTGCGCTTCCCGTGGAAGATGCGGTACCAGGTGGTCGTGCTGTACCCCGCAAAGTCAACAAGCTCGCTCCACGACCAGCGCTTGTCGCGAGCGGTCGTGTAGAGCCACCGAATGAGCGCTCGCTGTTTCTCCGGCAGCTCCGCGGTTGCCTTGGTGACGACCTGTCTCGGGATGTTGATTCCGTCATGGCCTGCGCATTCGCGTGCGACCTGATCGAGATCCTCGTGTTCCTGTTCTTCTGTCATGGTGATGCCCTTTCTTTGTTGGTGCTCGGTTTTCTAGAGTTGAGAGAGTTCCTCCATACTGACGGCGTAATCGGCGTCCTCACCCGCTGCGGCCGGGGCCGTGGGGGCGAAGTCCTGGAAGTCCTTGTCTGTTACCGCCCGCACACGGCGGCGGCGCTCGCTCACCGCCTGGTGCTCTTCCGGCAGCATTGGCGCACCATTGAGGACGGCGGCGTTGTGCCTGGCGTCTTCCGTGCGCTTCTTGATCTCGGTGCGGTTGCGGGCGATGTGCTCCTGCGCAGACAGCTTCTCCAGGTGTGCGGCGCGGCCCATCTCCGCCATGAGCCGATCGTTATCCAGCTTGCCCGGAACGTCGCAGCGCTGACACGTCCCCAGGTAGCCGCCGTGCTTCTCGCCTACGAGTAGCTGGCGCGTGTCGAAAGGGTTAATCAGCCATAGATACTCACGGCCCTCAGCGAGGCGCAGCTCGCGCCCCTCATGGTCCCGGTACCGGGTTTCAAAGATCATCGGCTCCGGATCAATCTGCTGGTCCTCAAAGACGATCTGCTCACTGGCCGGGCAGGATCGCGGCAGACACAGGTCCTGACCACAGATAAGCCAGATGTTGTGCTGGGGTAGCCGGACAAGCCCGTCCTGGCCCTCGCTCCAGACGTCCCAGGGGCTCTTACGCACCACGCGGTGATTGTCCTCAAGCGCCGCATATGCCTCAACCGCTGCACGCTGCACATCGCTCAGCTCCTCGAGATCAGTGTGGTCGTGCCATCCGTCACCCGTTCCCAGGCGGAACTGGTGCTTCACGTGGCCCAGCTTGATCCAGCCCTCGAGGTCGTGCTCCACGCGGCGGTTCATGTTGTAGTAGGCGTCAAGGATTGCCTCTACGCCCAGATTCCACTCCATCACAGGAAAGCGCAGCAACGCTGCACGCTCCGGCGTAAGGGCGTAAGAGGCGATCAAAAGCTTCGTGTTGATTTCGTCACGGCCATAGAGCGACTCAGGCATATTGTCGCGGTCCTTGCCTGTCTGTGCCGGCAGGTTGGATGTCTCGTTGTGGCAGAGATTATGCAGCGACTCGTAGCCGGCCTTGAGGCGGGGGTTGCCTTTGCCCTGCCCGCGGTAGAGCTGGGCATACTGGCGCACGCCCTCGATGCCGGAATCCTCAACCCGGATGCGTCCGCCGCTGATGTCCGACAGGATGTCGCGCAGGGGGTGGTCCTTGCGGTTGCGCACCGCCGCGGTGCCGTGCTCCACATAGAGCGTGCAACCATCGCGATAGAAGCCCACGTTGCAGAGCACGTGGGCCAGATAGAAACGCATGTCCTTCTCTGTGAGGTTCTCGCGCGTTCCATCCTCGCGCGTGCGCCGCGGGCGAAAGCCAGGCTGCATTTTGTAGCCACTGAACACATCCGCGCCGCCAAGCTCCAGTGGGCGCACGGAACTGCGCTGGCCGGTAAAGTTCAGCTTCATGTCGTGCCACATATCGTCGAAGACGAAGCCCTCACCAACGTGCATCCCCGCCCGCGTGGTGTGCACGTGATAGCGGTGCTTGTACGCCGCCCGCGCACCGATGCGCGCCTGCACCTCTTCCACTTTGCGCGGCTTGTGCTTCATGAAGTTCTCATAGGTCCACCCCGGCGGCAGCGGCATATCCGGAGGGATCTGCGAAGGGAGCGACTGACCCGGATGCAGATGCTTCCAGACCGTGCGCCAGGAGACGTCGCCAATCTTCTCGCCACGGCGGTACCGGCGCGCCAGGCTGCGCCATGCCGGCTTGTACTTGCGCTGGAACTTCAGGCCCTCGGCCATCCATGCCTCGCACACGGCCTCGCTCATGAAGCTCTTCGTCCCGGCAGTCCGGAGCGGTCCGCGCAGCTTGCGCCCGTTCACAAGGATTCGCCACGACGCCCCCTGGCGCAGCCGGTAATAGTTCCGCTCGATCGCCTTGTCGCTCATGCCTGGGAGCTGCAGCTCACGTGCAATGGCCTTGCATGCGGCCGTGGGCCGCGCTGCAAGGAACACCCGCGTCAACACCTTTGTCCACCTCATCACATCATCCTGTACGCAGGCCGGGAGCTGCGCGAAGAAGGCGGCATCCTCCTGCGACGCGTTGATGTCCAGAGCCGCAACAACGGATGAGAGCGCAGTGGTCACGTGAGACACTCCTTTATTGCGGCCCGCACATCGCCCAGCAGCCCGTAGATATCGTGGAGCTGTTCCTGGGTAAGATGCACATGCGTCCGGTGCTTCAGTGCCTGAACCTCAAGCTGGTTCATCAGCTCCGGCCAGTACCTGCGGGCGACCTCGCGCTCCAGTTCCTGGCGGGTCTTCTTGCTCGGCGGTCGTGCCCCACCCTTCGGCTTGGGTCGCTTCACGATGTCCCAGTCCTCGTATAGCGCCATCAGCGATTGCTCGTTGGTGACCTGCCTGACGGCCTGCACAATCGCCTCGCGGCGCAGGTTGTTGACCTCAGCGGGATCGAAATCAGCCAAGAGCTGGAGCGTGGAGACCTGGCCCTCTGGCAATTTCGCAAGCGACTTGCGAAATTGGCCCTCGGGTAAATTCCCCACTAATGGGGAATTTGGCTCTTTGGCCTGCAGGAGCTTGATTCTCGCGTCCATTTCCTTGGCCAGGGCAATGTAGTTGTCTGCCGTTCTCGGGCTGATCTTCATCCCATCCTGAAGCACGAGAGTCTCTTTCCATTTCGTGAAGCCCTTGCCCCATCCCAGCGCCTTCTTCTTTTGGAGCATCACGGCCCCGGCAGCCGCCGCGCAGTAGACCGCTGCGCTAGCGTGCTGCCCTGCCGCGACGTGTAATTTCACCACCCGCTTGGCGTACTCGTCCTGCTCGGCTACGGCCGGCAACACTTCCGGTTCGATTGGTTCCTGTTTCGTCTTATCCATGGAGCACGATTCCCCACTCTGCTGCTTTTGCCTGGCACTGCGCTTTCGTTGATCCGCGATACATCATCGTGTAGACCTCGAGCAGGCCGTCGACCTGATCGCTCAACATCGACTGCTCGCACACCATGCAGAGCGTCGCAACCAGTGCCTCCTTGGGCGTCTTGCGCAGTCGCTTCAGCAGTAAGGTTCTTGTTTGCTTACTCATACCCAAGGTCCCTCCTCATCCATCTCTCTGCTGATCCGGTCCATCTCGTCCTCGCTGAGGCGCTTGCAGGAGATCAGCTCAATGTCGCACTCGTCCGCAAGCACGAGCGCGTCGTAGTGAATGGGCTTGCCATCTTCCAGCGTCGTGATGTCGCTGATAGCCCCGCCGCCAAGGAACTCCAGGCCCACAACCGGAAGCTCCTCGCCCGTCTCGCTAAACCGCAACATGCAGGCAGTGTCCATCTTGATCATGCTGCTGCTCCAGGTGCGGCGTCCTCGGCCGGGAGGTCGACCTCACGCACGGCGTCCGGACCCAGGCGCGAAGCGATCGTGTTGAGGGTGGAGAGGATCTGCGGCTGCAGGTTCGGCGCGGCCTTCAGTTCCATGGAACCGGGCACGAGCTGCTCGAGGTGGGCGTCATCGTGTCGGGCACGGAGCGCCATGTCGTGCGAGTTCCTGGTCTGTAGTGCCAGGTCGCGATCGCGCCGCGCGTTCTCCATCCCAAGGCTGAATACCCAGGCGATGAGGGCGACCGGCCACCAGATCCAGGGGAGCTGGAAGGCCACAATGAATAGTGCTGCGAGTAGTAACGTCATGGTGTGCTCCTCTTCTGTGCTGGTGCTTCCGATGCGGCAGCGATAATCGCGGCCACTTCCTCGTGGCCGGCGCTGTTAACCCCGGCAAACTCGATCAGATCCAGCAGCCGAACCGGCGACAGGAAGTGGCTCAAATTGGCCGCGGCCACCTGTGAGCGAGTAACCGCCAGCGCCAGGGCGCTCAGGTGTGTGTAGTCCTCTGCATTGGGGCTCACGTGCCCCATCGCATGGTTCAGCTCGCGCTGAGTCCCGCGCAGCGCCTCCGCGCAGCGCCTCAGTTGCAGTGCCACGTCCATAGCCTGGACGACGCACACTCCGACTGTCTCTCGTGGTGCATTGCTCGTGCCCATACTTCTACCCCTTTCCCTCTTTGCCGCCAGTCGACGGCGTGTTATGCTCTGCCCATGATGATTCGGAAAAGCGAGATAGAGCGGAGGGAACGCCTGGCAGCTCTTGAAGCGCGCTACGAAGAGATGGAGAAACGGCTTGCCCGTGTCGAAGAACGAACAGAGCGACCTTGGACGCGAGTGGCCGAGCTCTGCTCTCACCTGGCAAAGGCTGTTGAGATATTGCAGGATCGACGCGAGCGCAGCAGAGATCCAAAGCCAGGTTCTTCAGTGGCTGCAGAAGCGGCTGAGGAATCTCACTCACAGGATCCTTGAGCTCCTGCTCTGCGATCTGGAACGCGGGGTCGTAGGTGTCCCAGTTCTCGCTCATGGCGCTCTCCCCTCTATAGTGCCAGCTTGCGCCGGCGGTTAATGAACGCGTGCAGGCTGCGGCCCGTCACGCGGCGATGCAGTCTCTGCGGCCGGGGCCGCACGTGTTCGTTGATGGCGATGGTTTCGAGGTCACCGGCGTCGATCAGGTTGGCCACCTGCTGCCACGAGCACTTCAAGAATTCGGCAACCTCGGTGACACGGAAGAGGTCTTTCTCGTTGGGGAGGGTGAGCTCGTTCTGTTGGTCGAACAGGTCAAGCTGTGTCGGGGGATCCAGAAGGGAGCCGCGCGCCTTGCTCGGTGCGTCCAACGGTGATGCCGGTACCATAGTCTAATCCCCTGCTATTTCGGGATGGCTCAGAGCCATGTCAAAACGGAATGCCAATTCGGTAACCGTCGCATCCAGTTGGGCGAGTACCATTTCGCCTGACGCCGGCCAGCGTGACAGACGAGAGGAACGAGATGCGTGCTCCTCTGTCAGCAACTCTGAGAAGGCGCTGATGCGATTAATGAGTGCATCCTCCGATATCCGTCTGAGTCGGTGCTGTGCGTCAAATAGTGATGCCATTGCCATCAGATAGACTCCCTTCGTAACGGCTATGCTCTTCTTGCGGCCACCAGTTCCTGGTACCGGCGTGTGAGGCTCTTGCTCACCCGGCGACCGGTGAGCACCGCGAACAGGTGCTGTCGAGTCACGCCGAGTGCGGCGGAGTCGGCACAGATGCCAGGTATTCGTGGTGCTCTCTGGCGTGAGGACGATTTCATTGCGCTCCTACTCCACATGGCTGCGGGCCTTCATTTGCTCTCGCTTCGGAAGATTTTCGATAGCTTTCATAACGCGACGGTTTGAGTACTGCCCGTTCAGAATCCGACTCAGGCTCACGAAATTGACCTTGAGGAGGGGGGCGGCAGAACGGTAGGTCCACCCCTTGCTTTTCAATTGAGCTTTGGCGTGTTCGCGTGCCTCGATCGGCTTCTTCACTAACACCAGCACGCGCTCGCGCTCGCCATTCTCGCAGATGTCGATCACGCGCCACTCCGCGCCCAGATTCTTCAGCAGTGTCTCACTCACGGCGATGCCCTCTTTTCGGTTGTGCGATCTCATGAGGAGGCGTATCCTCAGTTTTGTACCGCGTTACAACAACACGTATATGCGTAGGCGGAGATTCTTGCAAGAGGAAAATACAACTAAACGTAGATTTTCTTTGGGGCTGAAAACGCTGCTCAAAGAGCGAGGCATCACTCAGACGGTCCTGGCGGAGAATATGGGTGTAACGCAAGCCACGGTGTCGCGCTGGTTCAATGGCAGCATCCCGGGCGGTGATAAGCTGACGGCGCTGTCGAAGGTGCTTGCGGTGTCTCCTGAGCAGTTACTCACTGGCTCAGATGCAGGGGGCGTGGAGCTGGCCGTACAAGCCGCGGCACCTGTCGGAGAGCGCGCACGCGCGCTGGCGAAACGGATTGAAGCCTTGCCCGCATCCAAGCGCAAGCTTCTCGAGAATATGATCAAGGAGTTTGAAGCATAACTAAGGGGGATCGATGGATTATCTGTTTTTGGGAGGGTTCGTATGGCTGCTCGCTGTTATCATTGGTTGCATGATCGCGCTTGCGCCGCTGTTCATCTGGATTCATGTGGCGCACATGCGGAAGGATCAGCAACAGATAGGGCGCATCCTAGAATCGCTGCTCACCGAGCTCCGCCACCAGCGTCCTGTAACTCCCCCATCGGAACCGACGCGGTGCCCGGCCTGCGAGAAGATCATACCGGAGCGGCTGCTGTCGCAGACGGAGTTTGCTTGCCCGCATTGTAACGAGATCGTGCAGGTGCAGTAGCGTTTCTGGCCGCTGAGCCAGCCAATTCTGAACTTTTTTCAAAGTTTAGTTCCATCCATCCCATCCATCCCACCCACCCCTAGGAGCTGCCCTTCAGGCGTGATTTAATTACGCCGTAATGCAGTTTCTCTCTACATTGCAGACTCGTGGTGATGCACGGCGGACCTCGATTACATCGAGGGGGAGACGGCTTTGCTCGGGCCGTACCGCATACGTTCTCGGTCGGGTTTGCGCCCGGCTGAGGACGTCTCTCCCTTACTTCCCTGTGCTCGCATTGCTCCCGCTCGCCTGTGCAATAGGAGGATTCTACCTGTGACGACCCCACTCTGGATCACCGGCGGCATGTTCATCATCGCGCTTCTGGCTTTCGGTGTAAACGTCATCGCCTCGTTCCGGCGGATGCCGCCGCTGGATCGCGAGCTGGGGCAGTACGCAAAGAAAGAAGACCTGCACCGGCACCGCGAAGAATGGCGCAACGATATGCGCGAGGTTCGCGAGGAGCTCCACGAAGGCCAGACCCGGCTGCACGAGCGCCTGGACAAAGTCGGGGCAGAGATCGGCGAGTCGTATGAACGGCTCCAGCGATCGGACGAGGCGCGCTCGCGCAACCTTCATCAGCGCCTCAATTCGTTCGGGTCTGCGATCGACAAGCTCACCGGCGCATTTGCACAGCTCCCCTGTAACCGCGGCAATGGAAAACGTCTGCCTGTGGAGTGCCCCTCTGATGGATAAACTAATCACACTCACCATTCTCAAGATCCTCTTCCAGTACAACCGCCGGCCCATCGGCGAGCGGCATCTCCTCACCGCGGTGAACATCGAGCTGGCCGACCCCATCACCAAGCTCGACCTGCAGGTGAACATCCAGGCAGCCAGGCGCAAGGGCTGGATTGATTTTCAGGTGGACAATTTCCGGGCCACAAACTGGTGGCTCACCGATGCCGGCGCAGCGGAGGCCAGCGAACAGGGAGCGATTTAACAGGACGATTTGACGGCAGGACGATTCATGCACGCAAACCAACATCAGAAAGGGTCGATCGACATGAGTAAATCAAAAGTTCCGACAGGCGGAGGAGGCCGCGCATTCGTAGATCTCGTCGCCATCTTGGTGGCGGTCCTGGTGATCGGCCCCATAGTGATCGTCTGCACCACGCCCGCCGACGCTCAGATGCTGCCGGTCTCCCTGGCGGTAACGAACCTGCGCGAGCAGGCCACCATCGAGCTGCCCGCCGGCAACTACGAGTTCACTGAGGGCGATTCCCTGCTGCTGACCAACTGCGTGGCCTATGCCGGCAGCACAACCAATACGGCCCGCGATAACCTCACGTATGTGGAGGTGGACGTGACCATCGGCGACACGACCTGGTCGCAGACCTACACCGGCGTCGTGGCCAATGCCACCAACGGGCAATGGTGGTGCCTCATCACTACCGTGCCGACCAACCCCTCCACGCACTACCTGGAATACTCGTTCTACAACACGAGCACGACCGTGCGGGTGACCGATACCTGGGACAAGATCAAGACGCGCAGCCCGCTGCGCAACTAGCCGGAGAGCCATGCCCCGCAAACCCAGAGCAGATCGATGGGATACGCCCCTCTCCGATGAGCAGCGGCTGCAGTGCTTTGAATGGGCACGCGACCTGGGCTATCGCAAGGCGATCATTCTCATTGGCAAAGAGCTGCACCCCACGGTGAGCCCTCCCTCTCTGGGTGCAATGAGCGACTGGTACCAGGACATGACCGCCGAGGTCCGCGAAGTCAATCTGCGGAAGGCCCTCGTGGACGCGGCGTCCATCCGCGAGACAGCGCAGGAGTTGGGCGATGTTTCCGACGCGGTCGCCACAGCGCTGCAGCAGATCGCGCTGGAGGCCATCGTGAGCCGCGACCCGAAACGGATCACGGCGTTCGGCAACCTGGCGCTGCAGGCCCAGCGCGAGCGCCGCAGCGACGACCAGCTAGAGCTGGATCGCCAGCGCTTCCAGGAACAGCTCAAGAACAATCTGGAGCGGGCAATCGACGCCCTGCACGAGGAGTGCATGGGCAATGCAGCCGCGCTGCAGGCCTGGGAGAAACTGCGCAAAGCAGTACTCAAGGAGATGGAGAAGGCGGCATGACCTCAGCCATCACACAACTGGACCAGCGCTTTCACGAGGCCAACGCCCCGGCGCTGACCGTCCCGGCGATCGCCACGTTCCGCCAGTTCATGGAGGAGCACGCCAAGGTGCGCGTGGGCAGCGAGTTTGTTCAGTACACCACCGTGGGACGCGAGCCGCTGGCCCTGGTGATCGCCATCATCGACTATGTGCTGGGCAACGACGTCAGCTATGTCCCGGATGATGTTCGCATGGAGCTGTTCGGCACGCTCGATTACGGCAAGATCATCACCGATGCTCACATTTATGTCTGCGGCGGCGCGCAGTTCGGCAAAACGATCCTGTCGCTGCACCTCAAGCAATACCTCTCGGCCATCCGCTGGATGCACTCCTATTACGTCCTGCCGGATAACGACCTGGTCAGCGCCATCATAGACGGCAAGGAGCGCCCCGAGGTCCTGGACCAGATCCCCTGGCTGAACCAGATGATCACCATCGGCAAAGAGGTCAACGAGTCCGGCAAGACCGTCAACCGCAAGGGCGCAATGCTTTACACCGACGGCAAGCACTCTGCCATGAGCTACATGCGCGGAATGAACAAGATCCCGACATCCATCTCCGCGGACTGCGTAATCCAGGATGAAAGCGACGACATCGATCCAGAGAAAAGCAAGTTCCTGCCGGGCCGCATGACAGCCTCCGATCTTCGCCTGTTCGTGGGGATCGGCACGCAGCGCTATCACGGCGCCGGCCAGAACAAGCTCCTGGAAGATGGCTCCAAGCTGCTGGGCGATCTAATCTGCCTGGCCTGCGGCACCAAGATGAATCCGGAGGAGACCTGGCCCCAGATCGCACGCATGGCCATGGACGGAAAGCCATCGACCACGGATCCGCAGCTATCCTATGAGGGCAACTTCAAACGCGGTACCGAGACCATTGCAGACTTCGACCACGACGCAGTCTACTACATGGCCTGCACGCATTGCGGCGACGAGCTCGATCGCGAGGCAATCAAATATACCTCGCAGAAGCCCCTGCGTATCAAGGCGCGGCGTTGGTCTATCCGCGTAAGCCAGATGTGCTGCAGCGGCCTCTCGCTCAAGATGATCATTGCCGACTGGTGCCAGAACGCGGTGCGCGATCCGGACGCCATGGTGGCCTTTGCCTGCGATCGCCTCGCCATCCCCAAGAGCGCGGCCCAGCAGGTTGAGCCGTCGCACCTGGCCAAAGCGCGCAGCCTGGAAGAGTTCACACTTTCCCTCACGCCCAGCCCCAAGACCCTCCGCTATGGCGGCATGGATACCGGCGACCGCTGCTGGTTCATCTCGAGGGAGATCCATAGCGACGCCGCCAAACGCATAAGCTGGGCCGAGCAACTCAGCCCGGAGCGCTGCCGCGAGCGCATCCCGGCGCTGTTCAACACGCTGGAGCTATCCTGCCTGTTTATCGATATCGGCGCAGAGCGTTCTCTCACCCGCGACTTGTGCCTGGTCATCAACGGCCTGCAGGACTGGGACGCACCGCAGATCGACAATCCGGAGAATGCATACATCCACATGCCTGGCGGCGTTGCCTGGGACGGCCCCAACAACAAGTGGCACGGCATCAAGTGCGCCGCCGTGGAATTCAGCCGCAAGCCGGGCAGCGGCATTGTGCATAAGCTGGGAATCAACCCGGACGGCAACCGCTACTATCCAATCATCCAATGCAACCGCGACGAAGTCATCGGCCAGGCCGTGCGCGAGCTGCTCACCGCCGAGGATGGCGTTATTGAACTCATCGATGGGGCTCTGCGTACAGAGCCCGTGTTGCGGCTGCCGCAGATGGGAAGCGGGGCACAAGCTATTGCGCAGAGCATAGACGCCCATTTCCTGGCCGGTAGCTGCACAGAGAAAGATGCCAAAGGCGCGATCCACTATGTTGGAAAGAAGGAGAACCATCTTCTCCTGGCGGCGGCCTATGCGCGCCTGGCCGAGACGATCGGCGGCACGCTCAAGCCCCGCAAGTTCGAGTACTCCTCCGTCGCGGCGCCGTCCGGCACCGTGGCCAAAGAAAGGAGCCTGGTATTCTGATGGCAACCTTGCTCGACCAGTTCGGCCGCCCGCTGAGCACGACGCCCAACGTCGCTGATTCCATTATGCAGGCAGAGCGCATTGCCAGGGAGATTCGCGGGCACTTCAACCCCATCAAGAACCTCACGCCCGTTAAGCTGCGCCAACAGCACGACCAGTTCGACGCCGGCTTCATCGGCCCACTGGCCCGCGTGATCGCCACCATCAAAGAGGTGGACGACGTCGTGCCCAACGTAGCGGCCAAGCGCGAGGGCGGCCCGGCCACGCGTGGCTACGAGATCGTGGCCAAGGACAAGAGCCCGGAAGCGCAGCGCCACAAGGAGACCCTGGAGTACTTCTATGACAATCTCTCCTGCAGGAGCGCGGTCGACCTCGACCACGTCGGCGGCGTGGAGCTGCTCTTCCGTCAGCAGATGGATGCAGTCAGCAGCCGCTATGCCGTGCATGAGATGATCTGGCAATCCTCCACGCGCGGCATCACTGCCGAGCTGCGCTTTGCGCCTCTTTGGTTCTTCGAGCGGACGCTCGGCCGGCTGCGCTTCCTGGCCGATCCCAGCGCGCAGTATGGCCAGGACCTCGAGCCGGGGCGCTGGCTGGTAACCGTCTCGCCGGCCTTCCTGGGCAAAGCCATCTCCATCGCCCGGCTATACAAGAGCACCCCGCTCAAGGACTGGCTCATCTACTGCGGCCGGCACGGCATGCCGGGCATTGCAGGCAAGACCAACGCCAGCCAAGGCTCCACCGAGTGGGACGCCATGGCGACGGCCGTGCAGTCGTTCGCGGCCGAGTTCTCCGCGGTCATGAGCAACACAGACGCCATCGAATCCATCGACCTAACCGCCAAAGGAAACCTGCCCTATCCCCCGCTCGTCGAGCGCATGGACCGCATGATGGCCGCCCTCTACCGCGGCGCGGATCTTTCCACGATGTCGGCGGGCGGTGGCGAGGGAACCGGCGCGAGCCTGCAGGGAGACGAGGCCGATATCCTCGAGAGCACCGATGCCTCCATGATCTCCGGCTCCCTGCACAGGCAGATCGATCGCCTGGTGATTTACTACCGCCACGGCACGCTCGAGCCGCTGGCCGGCATCCAGGTGAACACCTCCACCAAGGATACGGTTGAGCAGGACCTCAAAGTGGATAAGCAGCTCCACGAGATGAGATTCCCCCTGTCCATCCAGGATCTATCCCGCCGCTACGGCCGCACTGTCCCGGATCCGGACGAAGACCTGATCCCGACCCCCGGCTCCGCGGCCCCCGTACTGCCGGCCGATCCCGGCTTGCCGGCCGCCAACGAGCTGAGCGCGGCCAACCAGGTGGGATCGGTGCGGGCCGCCCGGTTGCGCAAGGCCTCTATGGATGCCTATGCGAAGGCCCAGGCGCGCGAGTTTGAGCCGATCGCCCAGCGACTGCAGGCGGCCATCGAGGCAGACGACAGCCTGGAGGCCATGGCCGCCATCAACGAGCTGCGCCGCGACCTGCCAGGCATGCTCACGGAAATGGTCCAGGACAGCCACACAACCGGCGCTTTGGAGGAGGCCCTGGTTGCCTCGCTCATCAATGGATACGCAGAGGCGGCCGTGCGCCGCCAGGGAGAGGCATCGTGATCACCATTGCAGCCTACAAGGGCATCAGCGTCTTCTCCCGCCTCATCTGCTGGTTCAACCGCTCGCCGTATTCGCACATCTCTGTGGTGGACACGAACTACGCCGCCCTGATCTATAACGGTCGCGAGATTGAGGCCTGGCGCGGCATGGTCCAAGAAAGCAGGCCGCCATACGTGGCCCACAAGGCCGGGACGCAGGTGGACCTCTTCGACGTGGATCTCACCGCCGAGCAGTGCGCAGACGTCCTCAGCTTTCTTGGGCGGCAGATTGGCAAGGATTACGACTGGATGGGGATTCTCCATTTTGTTACGCGCCGTTCGGAGTACACGGTCGACCAGGATAAATGGTTTTGCAGCGAGCTGGTCGCGGCCGCTTTCGCGCAAGCCGGCAAGCCACTCCTCGAGCGGATCCCGGCATACAAGGTGTACCCCGGAATGCTGGTGACCTCGCCGCACCTCACGCATCGATGCACCTTCACAGTTCCAGCCAGAAAGGCCGCAAGATGAAAAACGCCCTAGAATGCCCTGTAAGCGCCGCCCGGCTCCAGGCAGGCACTGGCCCGCAGAATCCGCTCGCGTCGATATGCATTAGCATAGCGGGCATATGCACGGCACATCTGTTGCATGGCCCGCAGCGAGGCAATCGTGGATGCGTGATCCTGCGCGCAGCCAACGAATCACCCGCCGCACAGCCCATGCGGGCGGTTGCCGCGGCCAACGAGTTTGTTGTGCTCCAGAAAGACTCGCTGCACATCCCGTTCGGCGATTTCTGGAACGAGGCGATCCGTGCCACGCAGCGCTTCGACATGGCCGCAGCCAATGCCATCATCGACGACCTCAACACCGTGCGCGGCAAACTGCTCAGCCGCTTCATCGGGCTGCCCGTCTACCTCGGCCATCCGGATGTGCCGGGTCGCGGGGCGGACTACCCCGACAAGAAGGTCTATGCGCGCTTCCGTGGTGCCGAGATCGCAGCGGACAATGAAGGCCGCCCAGGGCTCAAGCTCTGTCCCGTGAAGTGGTCCAGCGCCGGCTGGGACCTCATCGAGAACGGACACTTTGCATACCACTCTCCGTATTGGGATCTGATCCCGATCGGGAACGAGGGCGGCCGCCTGGTCGCGCGCCCGGTGAGGCTCCATAGCCTCGGTCTCACCAACTGGCCGGTAATCCCGGTCAGCGCAATAGCAAATGAGGCTCAGAACGCCGCTGAAGCGGCCAACGCAAGAGAGGGCAGCATGGATCTGCTACAGAGACTGATCGCTCTGCTCGGGCTCGGGAAAGACGGGGCCGATGCGGCGAGCGAAGATGGGGTGATCTCCACAGTGTCAAAGCTGTTGGAGACCGCAAAGAAGCTCAAGGAAGAGATCGAGGCACGCTGGAATGCACAGGACGCGGCTTTCGCGGCTGTCCCCAACGAGGCCGGAATCGAGACACGCCTGGAGACGGTTCTGACCGTGCTGGATGGCAGCCTGAGCGCAGCCAACGAAGCTCGCGCCAGTGCCGAGGGACAGGTGCAGCCCCTTGAGCTGCGTGTGCAGGCCCTGGAAGGCCAGCTCACTGCCGCGAACGAGGCAACCCAGACGCAGCTACGCGCCAGGGCAGAACTCATGGTCGACGGGGCCATCGCGCAGACGCGCATCAACGCTGACGCTCACGATACCTGGGTTGGCGAACTGGTCGGAGACTTCTCGGCAGCCAACGCGCGCCTGGAAGCACTCACACCACGTGCGCCGGGCGGTGAGGCACTCACGCTGGGCCTGGCCGGGCGCGAGACTGGCAGCGAGAGTGAGGCAACCCCAAGCGACCGCTTCATGCAGGCGGTGAACGAACGGCGCGTCCTGACCGGTGAGGACCATCACACCGCCTGGCGGGCAACCAAGAAGACGCACAAGACGCTGTGGGAGGAAGCCAACACAAAAACCAGCGAAGAGTAGAGGATTCTGCGCGGCCGGACGGTCGCGATCGAGCAGGGCGTTAACAACGAACGAAGGGGAAAGAACATGCTGAAGCTCATGCGCATCCTGTGGCCGCAACTGCGCGGCACAATCCAGGCAGCCAACATCGCCGAGGGCACCCACGAGGGAGCCGTCACGAAGTTGAGTGATGCTGCCATCACGACCCGCAATCTGCTGGTCAAGGTCGGAACGGATTCCGACCACATCGCTGTCTGCGGAGCGAGCGATCGTCCGCGTGGCGTATGCAACGACGAAGCCGGCGCGGCTGAGGAGAACGTAAACGTCAACCTGCTGGGTCGCAATACGCAGACCGACCTCATGGTCGCAAGCGAAGCGATCGCAGACGATGTGGACGTCTACACCGCCGCCAGCGGCAAGATCCAGAACGAGCCGGCGGTGGCCGGAACGTACTACCTTGTGGGGCACTCCCTGGGAAGTGCTGCAGCCGTCGGCGACGAGCTGGAAGTGGATTCCTGCCATCCGATCGCATTCGTAGTCACCGAATAGGAGAGACAGCAGCGCAGAAAAGCGAAGTAGAAACCCTGAGTATCAACAGCAAGTAAGAGGATAAAACGATGGATATCTTTCGACTCCAGGAGGATCGAGGCACGAACCTGGTAAAGGACGTGCTCTATGCCGCCAATGAGGCGCGCTTCACCTCCACCAACTACAGCGAGCCGCTCACGCAGTACATCGTGGGCTGGCAGGACCCCGCCAACCTCGCAGAGCTCCTTGAGTTCTTCGCGCCCGAGGTCCCCAACACGCCGCGCCGGTTCGAGTTCAAGAAGGGTACAAACGCTGAGTACTTCTTGACCGAGACCGACGACGTCCGCGCCATCGGCTCTGCGTTCAAGCGCGTTGAGCAGAAGGGCACGACCGTCACCGATCGCACCTACAACAAGGGGCTTACCACCCGGGTGGATCACGACGACGTCCTCGGCGACGACTGGCGCGAGCGCAAGGTGGCCTGGCTCAAGGCCCGGCTCCTCCGTAACGAGATCATCCGTGTGGTCGCACTCTTGGGCACTGCCGCCACCAACCTGGCCAAGGTGTGGGATAGCACCAAGGATCCGGATGCAGACATGCGGGATTCGCTGCGGCTGGCCACCAGTTCCTCGGGGATCCGCCCCAATCGCATCGCGATCGGGGAAGGCGCCTGGGACCTGCGCACGGATGCGTACCATGCCGGTGCACATGCGGGCGTATACGTCCAGGGCGACAAGACTCCGGAGGAAGTGGGGCGCAAGCTTGGCGTGGAGAGCTGCCGCGTTGTGAGTGCCCGCTACCAGTCCAGTGCCAGCGCCAAGAGCAAGGTGCTCGGCGATACGGTCCTGGAGTTCCTGGCAGAGGCAGTGCTCGACAAGGACGATCCGTCCAACATCAAGCGCTTCATCTCGCCGACCGAACAGGGGCAGATGTGGGGTGTCTACATCGAGGAGCACCCCAAGTTCACAGACATCTCGGTGGAGCACTACTCCAACACGGTAATCACCAGCACGCTGGGGATCCGTAAGCTCACCATCAGCGCAACCTAAAGACAGGAGCATCCTGGGGGCCGCCTGGCCGGCCCCCGGGACCTCACGCCTAGCCACAGACAGAGCAACGTAGAGAGAACCAACAACAGTAACCAAGCAGGAGACAGACCATGCGGAAGAAATTCACAACTATTGAGATGCTCGTCGTGATCGCACTGATTGCGCTCATGGCGGCACTGGTCCCGCTGGCAGCCCGGGGAGGCCCGCAGTTCGTGGCAAACCTCACCAACATCTTGAGCCGCCTGCAGGCCTATACCAACTCCAACGACACGGCGCTGTCCGCGGTGGTCAGCAACCTGGGCAGCGTCAGCAACGACGTAGACACCGCGGAAGCAACGCTCGCCTCCGCGGTCAGCAACCTGGGCAGCGTCAGCAACGACGTAGACACCGCGGAAGCAACGCTCGCCTCCTCGGTCAGTAGCCTGGCCAGCGTCAGCAACGACGTAGACACCGCGGAAGCAACGCTCGCCTCCGCGGTCAGTAGCCTGGCCAGCGTCAGCAACGACGTGGACACGGTGGAGGCGATCCTGGCCTCTGGCCTGGATGGGTCGAACTACTTCCTCAGCGCCACCGCTGTCACTGGGGTTGTGCAACGCGTCGACGGGGTCGTGACCAATATCGACCTGGACGTCAGTCAGTAACCTGAATCCAAACGCGAGATGAAGAGCGTTAGTGAATAAGTAGCCCGGCGGGTGGGACCGCCTGCCCGCCGGGCCGCGCGAAGGAACAGCACATGGCATGGGAAGCAATAACCGAGGCGCACCTGCTCACGAAGATCTCCGGTGCGGAGCTGGAAGCGCTGCGCGAGGCCGCCCTGGCGTCCGCTCAGGTTGACCCGGTGGCCCCATCGATTGTGCACGTCACCGGTGAAGTGCGCGGCTATGTGGCGGCACACAAGCCCAATCTGCCTCTGCCCACCTCGACCACCACCATTCCCGAACGGTTAATGGGCCATGCCGTCATCATGACGGTCACCGAGATCATCGTCCGCGTGCCGGGCTATGACCTCGACGAAGACCGGCAGCGCCAGCTCAAGCGCGCCTACCAGGTAATGGACGATGTCGCCAAAGGAGATTTCTCGATCGAAGACCCGTCGACCGGCCTCGATCCCGGCGGCGGTGCCATGGAAGTGGTCAACAGTGTCACGCGTCACGCAAGCAGAGAGAACCTGGACGGACTCTAAAGGAGAAGGAACATGCAGCAGCAAATCATCAAATCTGTAACCGTCGAGCTGAAGAAAGCCGGCTACCTCGAGGTAGCCACCGTCGAGCGCAACAAGGAAGTGTTCGGCAAGGTGAAGAAAATAGGCGAGTACCCGCCGGTCGAGAAGGTCGTCGTCGTGGACCTGCACTGCCAGGTCGGCCCGGAGATGGCGCTCAAGGACCACTTCGCCTGTCTGACGGTCCTGGAGACCGCCGGCATCGGCTACAACAATCGCTACACCAGGATGCTGGGCGATACGGTCATCGTCTCCGAACTCACGACCGAGGCCAAGAAAGACCAGGTCAAGCCCACGCCCAAGGAAGCCGTCGCTGAATAATGAGCTCAAGCACGTTCAATCCCGTTGCGGTTATGCAGGAAGACCTCTCCTCCCGCCTGGAGGCGGACGCGTACTTCTCAGACATCAACGTCTTCACTGAACGGCGCGGTTCCATCACCGGCATGCTGGCCAACGGCCTCAGGGTTCTCACCAAGAAGGGCAACAAGATCGGTGTGGCCGTAATGGTGGGGCTCTTCGAGGCCGACGCCAACAACGAGAACGCCCCCGGCCCCATCTTTGACGATGGCGCCACGCTGGTCTCGGTCTTCGAGAATCCCACCCTCAACAGCGGGGCCAGCGGCAGCGGCAAAGCAGCGCTGGATATTGCCGTGCGCGTCGCGCGCGTACTGCACCATTACTACCCAGGCGGCATCGGCCAGACCGTGCTGGTATCCGGCAAGGCCGTGATCCAGCCCATACCCGAGCGCGAGCTCGGCAGCGGCATGGTGGGCTACATGGTGCGCGTGGGGATCCCGCTGGACTCCGAAGAGCTGGATAAGGTCCTCACCCCGTCCATTTCGCCCACCTCCGGGGCTGCCCCGCAGACCGTCACACTGGCGTGCGCAACGGCAGGCGCGGCCATCTACTACACCACCGATCTATCGTACCCCTGGAGCGGCAACGAAGAGGCCACGCTCTACGCCGCCCCGTTTGAGATCTCACAGGCCGCCACGCTCAGAGCGGTCGCAAGCAAGACAGACATGGTCGATAGCGACTGTGCCTCCGCCGCCTACGCGTAAGTCAGTCAACACCTAGTAAGGAGAGGGACCATGGGAATCGATCGCAGTAACATCTATAAGGGACCGGGCACGATTCAGATCGGCGCGGCAGGGCCGGTGCTCTACGACAACGGCGAGGGAATCGACGTCTCCTGGGACATCGTCCGTGGTGCCGTGAACACCTCCATGCATGGCAAAGTGGATTCGTTCCTGGACGATCGCATCGTGAAGATCACGCTCACTCCGGTGGGCCAGATCACCGCAGCGATCGTCGCGGCGCTCTATCCCTACCAGAACCCGGTCATTGGCAGCTCCATCTTTGGTGCAGCCGACACGCCCACCATCGTGCACGGCCGCGACGGCAAGAAGCTCACCATCCTCAACACGGCCGTAACCGGCATGCCGGACCTCGTCCTGTCTCCCGGGAAGACCGCGTTCGGGCAGCTCGAGCTCACCGGCGTGGTTGGCAACACCCTGGACCCGGCCGACGATCTGAGCTACTACACCGAGGCCACCGAGGCGTTCTCGGATACCTCGCTGGATACCTCCCAGATCCTGCGCCTGGTCTATGCCGGCGTCTGGACCGGAAAACTCACCTCGATCAAGACCGAGGCCGGCTGGATGCTCTCGTTCGACGTAGGTGTGCAGCCGCAGCCCTGCGACGACTACGGCAGCGTGGACCTGAACCTGGAGAGCGTCGGCGCAATGGCCAAGACCAAGCCGCTCGACGTCCTCTATTCGGACCTCATGAGCAACGCCCGGATCCAGGGCGCAGCGCGCGGTACCACCCTGCGCGAAGGCGCGGACCTGGTCATCACCGGCGCAGGCAGCGCCCTGGTTGCCACGCTCAAGGATTCCGGCCTGGTGGAAGTCCCGGGGCGCTGGCACTCAACCGACCTGCGCGACGGCGAGATCGCCTTCGATGCGCTGCGCGATGAGTCCGCCGGCACCTTCGGCAGTCTGTTCTCGATCGCACTCGCATAGCGGGCAACGGCAACAGGTGAAGCTATGCGCATCAAGTTCGGCACTGTCTGGCTTACGGGCGACTCCCCCAAGGAGTGGCCCGATGGCCTGCGCATAGTTCCCGGCCGGGACGCAGAGCCCAAGAAGGGCCTGCGTTTCACCCAGGTGGAAATGGCGGACCGCGGCAACGAGAGCTGGACATACCAGTTCCGCGTCACCCGTCAGCACGCAGGGGTCCGCGAATGCCAGCGCTATATGCATGACCATGTCCTCAGCCTCTCCGGCCGTGCCCACGTCACGTTTGTGTTCACCGACGGATCAGGGGAAGACGTCTACTGGCTGGCCAATGCGATCTGCCGCGCCGTTCCCACCCAGGTGGGAGTGCGGTCCATTTGCAGCTATACGCTCACCGGCGGCCGCCCAACGAAGGATAACCCAGCATGAGCACACTCAGCCGCAAACGCATTCGTCTGCTTGCCGACCAATCCACCCGCACCTCGGACAAGATAAGCGACGTTCTCACCAGCTCCACGCCAGAGCTGTGGCGCGGCAACGACGTCCAGTTCGAGATCGGCCTGGCCATCAACGAGGTCATCCGCGACGACATCAGCAACCTGGCCTCCGTCTCCCTCACGCTCCGGCGCGGATCCGCCGCTGGCGCTGAGCTGGTCACCAAGTCTGTTGCAGCCGCGCAGCTCACGGATATCAGCCAGGCCCAATGGACCGCCGGCACCCACCAGCATGCGCTCGTCGTGCTCACGCGGGAAGAGACCGCCTGGACCCTCACCGGCAGCAGCGAGAACCTGTGGCTGGTCGTTTCACAGGCCACCAACGACGCTCCCGGCCGCGACCTTACCATCCAGCACACCATCCTCAAGTTCGTGGAAGACGGCACCGGTACCGGCGACTACGTCACCAGCAACCCGGACCAGTACTACACCAAGAGCGAGACCGACGCCCGGTACCTGCAGAAGCATGAAGACCAGGCGTGGGCGCAGTGGCTGAACGGCCGCTGGTACCACTACATCCAGACCACGGACCTCTGGTACCCGGAAGTGGCCCTCATCAAAGACGGCATCCCCATTATCACCCTCGGAACAGGAGTATCCCTATGACCCGCAGAATCGTCCTGCCCTCAATCGTCCTGTTAATCGCATCGCACCTGTTGTGCACGAGCGCTGCAGCAGCCCTGCAGATCGATAATCTTGCCCCCACCGGCACCACACGCACCACAACCTGGCTGCGCGGCGACCTGGTCTCCACCAACCAGATCACCAACGCGCTCACCGTCTTCTACGGCACCAGCAACGGCGCAACGAACACCGCGTCATGGGCCAGCTCAAACGTCTATGGCAACGTCACGACGACCGGCAACGTGCAAGTGCAGATCAGCTCACTCACGGCCGGGCAGCTCTACTACTCGCGCTGGTACGCCATCGACATCTCCAACACCGTGGATTGGGCCAACTCCACCACAAGCTGGTGGACCACTGCCGGCGCGCCCACCAGCTCGCCTATGGCGGCGCTCTATTCTCCCGTCATGGTCGACACCAACCTGCTCATCGTGGCCCCCAGCAACGGCCCTGCCTTCCGGCTCACCAACGACCTGCAGAGCGCCAGCGGAGCCACCTCAAGCAACGCCGCCCTGCAGGCCGGCATCGATACCAACACCGCCAACCTGGCCGCCCACATCATCACCTGGGGCAACACCAACACCGCCCTGCAGGCCGCGATCGCCCTGCGCGTACTGACCGCAGACTGGAACAACACCAACACCGCCCTGCAGGCCGCGATCGACCTGCGCGTACCGTTCGCGGATCCCGTCTACACGGCAGTCTGGACCAATGCCGTACTCACCCTCTCGGACACGAACGTGATTGCGACGTTCGGCCGCGACCTCTACATCACGATCGATACCAACAACTGGAACACCCCAGACCTGGCCCTGCAGGCGGGCATCACGGCCAACGCTGCCTACACCAACCTGGCCGCGACCGCCTGGCGGACGGACGGATCTACTGGCCCGGCGACGGCCGACTGGAGCATGGGCGGCAACTCCATCACCGACATAGGGACCAATTCTATGGAGTTCTCCGACGGCCTCGGCATCGGTACCGATGGAATCGGCTCAAATATCGTAGTAACGACCGCCGGCGGAACGATCAAGACGAACGCATTCAAAAGCGAAGTCACGGCGGTACAGTCGCAGGTCACCGCCAACGACACCGATATCGCGGGGAACACCTCCGCGATCCTCCGCAACGAGCTGGTAGACATGGAGCAGGGCCTGCGGCTCGCAACGCTCTCGGAGCTGTATGGCATGCTCTATAGCTACGGGTCATGGGACGCCTACAGCTCCACGAACTACGTCAACGGGACTGCCAGCTCCAACCACAACTATGACGCAGACGGCGACTATTACGCATCATCATACGCCGCGATCAACCTCACCAACCAGATAGCGCAGTACACGCTGAACGACGACGCGGCGAACACCACGGTAGTCGAGGACGGCGGGACACACACCGGCACCCTCGTCGGAGGCGACAACACAGCGGACATCACCACGTCAGGGAAGATCAGCACGGCGCTCCTGTTCGACGGCAGCGCAGATTATGTGACCATTGCCGACAACAACGCGCTCAGCTTTGGCGACGGGACAAACGACTCGCCGTTCTCGGTTTCGTTATGGTGCAAGACCACCTACGGAACAGGCTCATCGAGAACCATGTTTGGGAAATATAATTCTGATTCCGTTTCCGAATGGAATTGCGGACATCTCGGCTCCACGGCCATGCTGCGGCTCATGGACAACAGCACCCTATCAATAGAGGGAATTGGCGGAACAGGAGGCGGCACGGCCATCATAAACGATAACGTATGGCATCACTTGGTCTTCACATACGACGGACGCGGGGGAGGAAGCGCGAGCGCCGGCATGGCGATATGGGTGGACGGCGGACTGATGACCACAGCGAGCAGCGGCTCGACCGGGTCTTATGTCGCGATGGAGAACAACGCCTCGACCTGCAAGTTGGCGATGCGCCACGTTGCGTGGCCGGGGTCACTGGATGACGTTCGCCTGTTCGCGCATGTACTCACAGCAAACGAGATCGCCACGCTTTACAATATCGGCAGCGGCACGGAGACAACGAACGGCGTGACCGGCGGCAACATGATTCTCCAATCCACGGAGAACGACCAGCTCACCCCCCCCACCGAATACCGCGCGGCGGTCATCGCCAAAACGACCGACGGCAGCCTCACCAATCTCCACACCTATGTCAGCAACGACGGCGGGGCAACGATGGACGAGTGCACCCTGACGCTACAGGGCTGGTGGGATGAATCGGCAGGCACATACCTCTATACCGGCGCGACGAATTTCACGTCCAGCACGGCCACAGAGACGAACATCCTCTATAGGCACGTAACGACTAATCTTGCCAATGGAATCCAGATCCACGGAACGGCAATCCTCACAGACTGACGAAAGGGGCACCATGAAGACACTGACACTCGTACTGGCTGTACTGCTGACCGGTACTGCTCACGCCGGATCGGCCATGCATTCCCCGAGCGTGGTCGAGAAGATCGCCACAATCGAGCAAGCGGCCGACCCGGACTATCTGACGCTCGATCAACTCCTGGCCGAGTGGGCCTCCGCGAACAGCGACACCAAGAAATGGCAGGTGTTCGAGAACTTCCTGAAGGCCGAGGCGGCCAAGGAGAAGGTGAAGAAGGCCGCAAAAGAGAAGGTGAAGAAGGCCGCAAAAGAGAAGGTGAAGAAGGCCGCAAAAGACAAAGCCGACAAAGAAAAGGACAAGTAGACCGCCGGCACAACCCGGCAGAAGGGCAGGGAAGTATGAGAGCAGTGAAAGCAGTGGCAGCAGTAATGATGGTCGGAGCACTCCTGGTCGTAGCGGGGTGCGCCGGCACAGGCAGTCTGGATCTGGGCGACCTCGGCGACTTCGACTCCGGCGAGCTGCCCGTAACCGACTCGCTGCCGTCGAACGTCAGCACGAATAAGTAGGTATGATCTTCTCGTCTCCAATTCCCTGGGAAGCGGCCATCCAGCATGAACAGGTCAAGGTGCTCCTGGCAAACGATGCCAGAAGCGCAGACCTGCTCAAGCTCGCCCCCGCTATACGCCGCCGTGCCCGCTTCTCTGCCGGCGTCACGGACCTGCGCCTCCTGGGCCACATGGACGAGATGCTCACCAGGGTTGCATCTCCGGAGACTGTCATCGACCCCGATACCGGCGAGCGCCGCGCTGCCCTGCCCGGTGAATACATGGACCGCGCCACCTTTCGCCAGGAAATGACCGCGACTCTGCGCTCCATCCAGTACAGCCCGGACCCCGCCAAGCGTGGTACCATCCAGGACCTGCTCAGCGAGCAACGCCAGGACACCATTTTTGACACCAACCTGCAGATGGTCCACAACCACGGCGACTGGCTGCAGGGCCAGCATCCCGCCGTGCTCGATCAATGGCCCGCCCAGGAGTTCCTGCGCGTGGAATCCCGCCAGGAACGCAGAAGCTGGGGCAGTCTCTGGAACGAGGCCATCCGCGCTCTACCGCGTACCAGCGCCAAGCCCGTCGGCAACCCCAAAGCCGAGTCTGGCATGTACGCCCTCAAGAACGATCCAATCTGGCGCGCCATCAACCATTTCGGCCAGCCCTATGGCCCCTGGCATTTCGGTTCCGGCATGGGCACTCACGACGTGGACCGCACGCGCGCGATCGAGCTCGGGCTCATGTCCGAGCATACCGCCATCGAGCCGGAGGAACGCCCCCTCAACCAAGATCTCAGCGCCTCCACCCAGAGCCTGCCTCCATCGCTGCTGAACGCCGCTATACGGGCCTTTGGCGAGGCGGTTCGGATCACGGCCGATCAGCGCCTGGCCCTGGTTACGTAATCGTTCTGTCGCAAATCGTCCTGCAAAGGAAAACGAATGTTCGGAATGGCCATAAAGATTCGCGATCGCCACATCCACCGGCTCCTGCGCGAGGTCAAGGGCGCACTGGCAGACGATAACGTCAAACACGTCATCGGTCGTGCCGGCTCCACCACCGTCCGCGACCATCTCTTCGGCATGGACATGTCCGAGACCAACGCCCTGGGCGGCAAGCGCACCCACTTCTATGCCAACGCGGCCCGCGCCACCCACTACGAGCTGATAAGCAATGGCGTGGCGATCGTCATCAGCCATACCGGCATCGCCCTGCGCCGCTACGGCGGCACCGTCCGTCCGGTGAACGCGCGCCTCCTGGCCGTACCCAACATCAAGGAGGCTCACGGCCGCCGCCCGCGCGAGTTCGATAACCTGGTAGCCGTCATGTTCGGCCGTACCGGCATCGGCGCACTCATGGAACGTTCCCACTCAGATATCGGCTCCCGGCGCACCGTGCGCGGCCGCGCGCGCCGCATCTACTACTGGCTCGTGCCGGAGACCCACCATCAACCGAATCCGGACGTGTTGCCCACCGCCCGGGAGCTGCTCGAGAGCGTCCTGCCGCCCGCCCGCGACTACGCCCGGCGCACTCTTGAATCCAGGAGGGCCAGATAGATGGCAGCCAAAGAAGAACTCCGGATCATTCTCAAGACCATCGGCGACCTCACCGGCATCAACGCCGTCATGCGCCGGCTCACCGGTGCCTCTGCCACCGTCCGCGTAATCAGCAAGATGTTCGTGGGGCTGGGCAAAGCCGGCGGCGCTGCGCTGCGATTGCTGGGCGGCGCTGTCCGCGGCCTGCAGACGACCATGCTGGGCCTCACCGTGGCCATTGCCGGCTCCGTCCGCGAGTTCGTGAAGTTCAATGGCGGCATGGCCCGCGCCTGGACCATGGCCGGGTGGACCGTGAAACAGTTCGTCAAGGTCCGCCGTGAGATCATCGGCCTGGCCGGCGATCTCGGCGTCGCTAAGTCCCAGCTCACCGACGGGCTCTACGCCGCCCTCAGCAAAGGCGTCCCGGAAAACAACGTCGTCAGCTTCCTGGCCACCGCCGCCAAGGTCGCGGTAACAGACGGCTCCACCGTGGTCGGTGCCGTCGAGGGCATCACAACCGTCCTCAACGCATTCGGCATCGATGCCGCCCGCACCGACGAGGTCGTGGACAAGATGTTCATGACCGTCGCCTCCGGGGGCGCCTCATTCGCGCAGCTCGCCGCCAATATCTCCCAGGTTGCTCCCCTCGCAGCATCGGCTGGGGTTGCCTTCGAGGATATCAACGCCGCGGCCGCCACCATGACCGCCGGCGGAATAAACGCCTCGACGACCATGACGATGCTCCGTGCCGTCATCATGGGGCTCAACAAGGTACTGGGCGATGGATGGAGCAAGACGATGAGCCTGCAGGAGGCCATGGTGAAGGTCGCAGAGCAGGCCGGCGGAAGCCAGACCGCCCTGTTCAAACTGACCGGCACCTCCGAAGCCATGATGGGCATCCTTGCCAACACCGGCATCAACGCCGACCGCGCCGCCGCATCCATCAGAGCCCAGGCCAATGCAGTCGGAGAACTCTCCGAAGCAAACAAGAAGGTAGACACCCAGGTCCAGCACTGGCCCAAGCTCAAGGAGTCGCTCCTCGGCGTTGTGACCCAATTCGGCCAGGCATTCGACAACGTCCTCAAGGGCCCGGTCACAGACATAGCCAAAGCCATCAACGACTGGAGCACCTCCACAACGTTCTTCGCGACGATGGAGAAACACCTTGAGACCTCCCGCGAATACGCCTTGGACATCGCCACCGCACTATTCAGTGGACAAGGAGACAGTCTGCTTTCGGGGCTCAGGCACATGCTCGTTGGCGGGATCCGCATGGGCTTCGAGAAGGCCGTTGCATTCCTCCTGGAGAAGGCCCCAGCCATCGGCGACCTGATCGGTTCTACGGCTAAACGAGCGATTGCAGGGGGCCTCCGAGGGGAAGCCATTTCTTCGCTACAGCAGAAAGGAAAGATATCCACGGTCGACGCGATTGCCATGCGAGCGCCAGGCATGGGGAAAGCAATGGAGGCCGGTGCAGAGGCAAGACCTCAATCGGAGATGGCCAGATACGTGCGGATGGTCGAAAAGGAAAAGGCCAAACTGCTCCGGAAAGAAGGTGCAGAGGCGGCAAGATCGGCAAAGGGCACTGGCCTAGAGCAGTTCGAGGGCGGCGTTAAAGAGTGGAAAGAAGGCGGGGCATCCGGAGCAGAGACGCGTGATGAACTGAAACCCATCAAGACTAAGATCGCTGCCTTCGAGGATCTCAAGAAGGAACTCAAAAAGAGCATTGCGGATGCCGAAAAGGCTGCTGCCGGGATCATCGCGGCGCGCGACGCGGCGCAGGCATCAGGGGAGGCAGGCAAGGCTGCGAAGGCCGAAGCCGCCCTGGCCGAATCTGTCAAGACGGCCGCCGCTGTCAAGAAGGCCGAAGCTGCGTTGGCCGCGCATGAAGCGATCGGCACGCGCGTCGACCGGCCCGCGAAAAAGGGCCAGGCGGGACCTCCCGTTGCCGGCCGCAAGTGGTATGCCAGCGAAGAGGGGCAGGCCGAGCGCGCCAGGCTGCAGGGCGAGGTCGAGTCGGCGAAGAAAGGTACACAATCCGCCGTCGAGAAGGCCGAATCTGCGTTGGCCGCGCATGAAGCGATCGGCACGCGCGTCGACCGCGAGGGGAAACAAGGACAGATAGGAGGGGAACGAGGTCCCGTGCCCGGCCGCAAGTGGTATGCAAGCGAAGAGGGGCAGGCTGAGCGCTCCAGGCTGCAGGGCGAGGTCGACGCGGCGAAAGGCGCACAATCATCCGCAGGAACCGATGCGGCCGCCACCCCGGAAGCAGCGTCCGCCACCCCGGAGGCAGCGGAAGCCTCCCTCGCCAAACTACGCGAGTACGTAGAGAGCCAGGAATCCGAACTGGGCGCAGTTGAAGAGCGCGTGGGAGAGCTGAAGGGCGAGCAGGCCGCCGTTCTGGAAAAGACTAAGGACTCGGCCGAATCTGTTGCCACCGATGGCCAGGCCGTGGACGCCGCCGTGGACGGCATCACCCAGCAGCAGGATGCTGCTGCAACGGAGACGGAAGGCAAGCTGTCAACCACCGCCCAGGCAATCTCATCAGAGGCCGATACGACCGGCTCCACGCTCGATCAGATGGCCCAAAAGCAGGCCACCGCCATGGCCGGCATGCAATCCACGGCCCAGCAGTCCGCGCAGGAGGTCGATAATAGCACTCAGGCAGTCATCAACCTGCTCAGCAACATCACTGCCAACCAGTTCGCTCTGCGTAACGCGGTCAACAACCTGCAGTCGCAGGTCTCCGCAATGAGGGTCTAGCCATGTCCTGGGAAATACAGATCGCCGGCCAGTGGCAATCCTTCGCTTCGCTCGGCCTCAAGGACCTCAAGCTACAATATGTCTCGCAGGACGCAGACTCCGCCACCTTCTCATCAACCACCGATTTCGACTCGGAAGCGCTTCTCGCCTATCGCACCGAGGCATCTATCAGGTATGTCGACGCCGATGACAACGCCACCCTCTGGTTCACCGGAGAGCGTACCACGCTGCCGCGCAACGGCGGCCCCCGCTCGGAGTCCATCACCTACCGCCTCGATGGCCCTTGGGCGCAACTGGAGCGCTGCCCTTACGAGCAGGAGTGGGCGCTGTGGGATAGCGGCGCCGGTGCCCTTGTCGCCACCTCCCATGCACGCGTAATCCTCAACCAGTCCACTACCGGAAAATACACGGTCGCGCAGCAGATCAAGGCCATTGTCGACTACGCCCAATCAAAGGGCGTCAATATACAGGCGACAGGTGCATCGATCGCCGTGGCCGACGTCGCTCTCCCCTCGGACGAGCGCACCGATGTCATGTGTGCCGAGGCCATCCGCGTGGTTCTGCGCCATTTCACCAATGTCGTTGTGTCGATCGACTACTCCACCACGCCCCCAACCCTCTGCTGCAAGCAGCGTGCCTCCTGCACTGCGGCCAGCGTAACGATCCCCGGTCCGGAGAGCGTTTCCATCACCAGGCGGGACGATCTGGCGCCCCCTGGCATACTTATACGCTACGAGCAGCTCCACCAGCACGACAGCAACACGTTCCGGACCCTCGTCGAAGACTCTGCCGGCGACACAGCCGCCTACGACTGCGTCAAGCTTACCGTCGAGCTGGCCGGCACTCGTAGCAAGGGCGTGGAGCAATACGTCCGGGTCGAGTCCCTCCTCGCCCTGTTAGACACAGACGCCCAGAAGAAGACGTGGCTCCTTTCCCACTTCAAGGTCCTGTCCGGCCTGGTTGCAGACGATATCACCATCGATTCATTCTCTGTCGCCTCGGCCGGCGGCGAGGCCCTGCAGTCTCTGTCATACGTGCTCGTGGCCGGCGAGATCCCGCCCTGGCTGCAGGCTACCGTCAACCACCAGGCACAGGTCGTGACAGCATCTCTATCCTACGAGCGCAGCGTCACAGACGTAGGCACTGTGGGGGTCACCGAGGAGCCGCTGGTCTACAGAGTCATGGCCGTGGATGCCGACTGCGGCGTAGACGGCGAGCGCACCTACCAGCAAACCATCACAGAAGATGCCGGCGAACCGATTCCCAGCGGTCTGGCGGCCGCCCTTTATGCCGCATGGTCGGAAATCCACTACGACGGCACCATCGCAGTCCATGCCGACGAATGCAGCGGCACGATCCGCCCTGGCAATGTCATCAACATCCAGGGCGGCATGGCCGAGTGGCAGATCATGCGAGCCCTCGTGCAAAGCGTCACAGAAGACGTCGAACACGGCCGCACAAGCATAACCATTGGCCCCCCCCGCCAAGTCACGATCGACGATCTTCTCGCCCTTGCTCATGCCTCGCGCACCAAGAAATACGCAGGCGACTACTCCTACCGGGCCAGCGTCGAGCCAGGCCCCGGTGCCGACCCTGCGCAGATGGAGAACATCGCTACAGTCGGCGGTGAACTCCCTGGAGAAAACGAGGGCCGCGGCCTAGGTGTCATGAAGAGAATCACCATGGGCTACCAGCCCAAGAAGAAGAAGATCAAGATCGACCCTGCGGATGGCGGAATAGAGGTCGAGAAGCTCAACAAGATCATCAAGATCGACCCGGAGCTTATGCCCCACGACGGCACTATCCAACCGCGAGAGATTCAGGTCTGTGAAGACGGCGTGGTGAAGAACATCATGCTCCTCTGCTCGGAGACCTACATATGACCGTCTGGCTCCGCACCCTCATAGACGGCGACTGTGTCAACTGCGGCTCCGACCCCTGCGACGACAGCGGTGGCGGATGGATTCCTCCCGCCCCGGCAGATTGCTGGTCAGACTGCGGCTCACCGCTGCCCAGCCAGTACACCTGCACGATCGCTGGGGGCACTGGCGTATACGCAGGGGCCTACCTGCTGGAAGCCGACACAGTTTACTGCGAATGCTCCTGGCATCACTACCAGGTCTCCCCGCACCTGCATATCGTGCTCTACTATCGCACGGGCACAGCGGGGGGGGACCGCTGGTTCTGCATGTTCGAGATCCTGGGAGCCTTATTATGCCACATTCAGTGGTCTCTGGTTGCCGGCCCCTGCGCCCCGGCGGGCGCTTACATAGGCGAAGTCGGTACCGGCGGGCTCTGCAACCCCTACAGCGCATTCCCGTATCCATGCGGCGGTAGCAGCATCGGCACCTCGGTAGTCATCTCATGAATACATTCCTGACAGATCAGCACGGCCGCATGTCCGAGCACTGCCGCAGCCGAGCTCACTGTCGGATCTGTCGGGATGTCGAGAGCGGAGATGCCTTCAGGAGATCGATCGCCGCAGCCTGCGAGGACGTGGACGGCCCCGAGTTTGAGTGCCCCTGGGGAGTCAAGTGGGGAGAGGGCGATTCCTTCTCCTATATAGGAGGTCCTGCACCCGTCCAGATTCCCCCGGAGCTCCGGGACCTGGATTTCTTCGCACTCGAGGGCCGTATCAACCTACTAGCCGACCGCCACGCCCGCCTGCGCGGCCTCGGCCTGGCCGCCGAGCAGCGCCGAATCATAGAGTCGGCCGACTGCACCGCCTGTGCCCGCAACGCCGCCACCGCCCGCCTGAGAGTCTTCCTGGCCTCATAGCCGCCCCTGCATCCCTACTGCAGCCCCGCTGCATCCCACATGCACACAAGCGCCCATTTTGAGCAAAACCACCTCAGACCATTGCGATTTCCCCTCAGAATGAATTCCATGATACAGGTGTCGCACGGTTTCCT